ACGGCTGGTGCTACAGGTAATACAGGATCAGTATTCATTGCTGTACTGACAAGTCAATATCCTGGTACTGCACCGGGTGCTACTGTATCAAATCCGCCAGCTGCACCAGGATATACTGTGTTACGATGGACAACACCAGGAAGTTATACAGTTTAAATTATTTGAATCTTGGTCCTTGAATCCAAGCAACTAAACTATAACGCTTACCTTTAGTTACTGGTGTTACTTCATGTAACATCCAAGATGGGAAGAATGTGGCTGTGCCGAGATTACGGAAGCCAATGTCTGGATTGTCTTTATAATGTAATAACAAATCACCACCTTCATAATCTTTATCATCGGACAATTGAATAGTAACACTTAATTTTCTTGTACCTGTTCCTTTATACATCATATCAATATGTTTACCATAAAAGCCTTTTTCTTTAGCATCATAAGAAGTAAATTGTAAGCTCTGAATATCAGTTAATTCATAATTGAAAAATTGGTCATTAATATTGGTAATGTTGGCGGCCAATCTTTCAAAAATCCAACGATTGTCTGCAACATCAGAACGAATCCAAGAAATAGGACTACGGCGAACTTCAGCAACTTTTTTCAAATCATCTGTTGTGCCAGCCATATCACCAACAATTCCATAAGTTAAAGGTGAAGCATCTTTACCAGAGGTACCAATCTCAATGATTTTTTTACATTCTTCTGGTGTAAAAATATTATGTGCGTAAGCCCAATTCTCATTTGTCGTAACATCTAACCACCAGTTGAATGAAGAGGCATAATCAGCAGTTGGTTTTGGAAGTCTTTTTGGATCCAATTTAGGAGTATCATCTCCAATAATAATTGTTTGTCCTGTTTTTTTGGATTTTGCTCGAGCTTTAGTTGCTGGCGATTCAACAATTTTTAGTGCCGGTTTTTTGGCGACAGGTTTTTTAACCGGAGTAATTTTTGCTGGTTTTTTCATAGTCTTTTCAGTCATTTTTTAATTCCTAATATGGGTCGTTTATCAAATTTAAAATCTTTGTAGATACCATTGGCATCCACATAATGCAAAAACAATTGAATCTGTTGGTTACCTTCATAAGGTTCCCGCCAATGTTCTATCTCACAACCTTTATATATTGCCATGTCACCGGCGTGAAGTAGAATTTTTTTACCTCCCATAAAGATTGGCCATGGTTTGGATTTTTCGTCAATATCAATACAAAGTGTGGTACTGTATTGGCAACTTGGTCGGTCTTTATGTTTGGCTAGTGTAGAACCTTTCCAATAGATTCTACCATAGGTATATGTTGGATAAAGTTCTAGACCGGTCTCTTGTTCCATGAGGGGTAACAAAGAAACGGCAAGTGAATCACAGATAACTTGACCGTAGAATGGATAACCGATTGGACTTTGCTCGTCACCAAAATTGGTTTTGTTATCCATGGATACACCTTTATCATAGTGTTCAACCGTTCGGGTCATCAATATGGTGTTTTTGAGTAAGTCCAAGGTGTCAGGACTCAATACATTACGAACTACTTTATAATCTTGTTTCATAGTATTTTCAGTTAAAAAATAAGGTTAATTTTACAATAATTATTGGTGTATGTCAAGCCACACATATGTATATATCTTGGATTGGTGGCAGATAAATACCTACATTATAGGAGTTTTCAATGGCCACAATTACTAATAGAGCTGACTTTACAACCTATTGTAAGCGTAGACTAGGCTTTCCTGTCATCGATATTAACGTGGATGATGACCAGGTGAATGACCGTGTCGATGACGCTTTACAATACTGGCAAGATTACCATTTTGATGGACTACAAAAAGTCTATTATATTAGAATGTTGACCGGTTCAATTTTAACCACATCCGCTAATGTAAATACATGGATTAATTCCACTCGTCAAATTGTAGGTAACACATCTGGTGCGACTGCTACCGTTACAGCCACACAAAACAATTCTATTATCAATGTTAGTTGTGGACAAAAATCATTTATTGTTGGTGAAAAATTAAATTATTATGAAGCAAATGGTAATTTTCAGACCACTAATGTTACCGTTTCTGCTTTTCAATGGGGTGATATTGATAAAAGGTTTTTAGATTTAAGTGATGTTCGAGATGCGCAAGATAACTCGTTGGAGATTGTTGGTATTTCTCGTATATTTCCAATTTCGGATTCTCAGGCAACTATCAATATGTTCGACCTTAGATATCAATTACGCTTAAACGAACTCTACGATTTCACCTCCGCATCGTACATCAATTATACCTTAACTCAACAGCACTTACGCTCTCTAGAAATTATGTTTACTGGAGAAGTTCCTATTCGTTACCAAAGACATATGCAAAGGTTGTATATTGATTGGAATTGGGGTAACCAAGAAGCGCCAGCGGGTACAATTGTTGTTGCCGAATGTTATGCGGCAATTAATCCTGAGGTGTATAATATGATATGGAATGACCGTTGGTTAAAAGAATATGCAACGGCATTAATTAAAAGAACTTGGGGAAATAACCTTAAAAAGTTTAACGGACTTCAATTACCAGGTGGCGTAACCTTAAATGGTGACCAAATTTTTCAAGAAGCATCCGCTGAAATCGAAAGACTTGAAAAGGAAATGGAGAATGATTACGGTGCGCCGTTAGAATTCTTCTTAAATTAATATGGCCGTATCTCAATACTTTAATAATTACGGTGCACTCAATGAACAAAGGGTCATTGAAGATTTAATTATCGAATCCATTAAGATAATGGGATTTGATGCCTATTATTTACCAAATGATAATGATGGTGCTAGAGATTTATTATATGGTGAAGATCCATTGCGTATGTTTACTTCAGCATTTCCTCTGGAGTTTTATCTTTCGGATCATTTGGATTACCAAGGCCAACAAGAGATTTTTTCTAAATTTGGTTTGGAAATTAAAGATGTTGTAAATGTTATTTGTTCAAAAAATTCTTTTGCACAAAGGGTGCCACAAAATACATTCACACGGCCAAGAGAAGGTGATTTAATTTATGTACCTTTCTTAAACGGTACTGGTGAATTATATGAAATAACATTTACTGAACAAGCAAAAGATTTTCATATGCTTGGTAGAAGGCAACCATATTTCTATGAGCTCAGAATGGAGAAATTCAAGTACTCACAAGAAGTTATTGCAAGTGGCGTGGCAGACATTGATGATGTTGTATATGAATCGGCTTATCAACTTCATTTAAACCTTGGCACCGTAACAGGATTATATGCAATCAACGAAATTGTATTCCAGTCACCCGATTCAACTTATGCAAACGCTACTAGCCTTGGTACTGTTCAAACCTGGATTCCTTCTTCCAATACTTTGTCTATATCCAACATTGCCGGTGAATTTATTAATGGTCAGTCAATTATTGGCCAAACAAGCGGAGCTTTTGGACCTTTAATTCAGTTTGATCCATTAAAAGATCCATCATATAGAGAAGTTTATGATAATGAATATATTGCTAATTCAGCCATATCTGTAATTGATTTCTCTGAAACAAATCCTTTTGGTAACATTTAATGGCAAATACATCATATAATCGAATCATTCGTAAACTTGTAGTAGGTTTTGGTAATCTATTTAAAGATATTACTTTGGTTCGTTATAACGGAGATAATTCTGAGGCAGAAAGATTTATTGTGCCTATTGCTTATGCAGCAAAAGAAATGTATGTACAAAGACTTGAAAGTGATCCAAATTTAGATAAAAAAGTTTCAACAACTTTACCTCGTATGTCATTCGAAATGAATGGACTTCAATATGATGCCACAAGAAAACAAAATACTAATATTAAAAATGCTGCGGTCACTAGTGGCGGTATAGTAAAATCACAATACAATCCTGTACCATATAATTTTGATTTTAGTTTATATCTTTATGTTCGTAACATTGAAGATGGTACTCAAATTATTGAACACATTCTTCCTTATTTCACGCCAGACTACACCATTAAATTAAATTTAGTTCCTGAGATGGGTATCATTAAAGAAATACCAGTTATTTTAAATACTACAAGTTCTGAAGTGATATATCAAGGTGATAGATTTTCTGAAACAAGAATGGTTATTTGGACATTAAACTTTACTGTCAAAGGTTTTGTTTATGGTCAAACATCGGCAGCAAAACAAATTTATGCTTCGATTACAAATTTCTTACCAATGATAACGCCAACCGATACGATTGATTTTAATGCAACAACAGGTCTAGGTCAATATCAACAAGGTGAAAATGTGTATCAAGGTTATTCTTTAGGCACTTCAACAGCAACGGCTAGAGTATCTCTTTGGGATGGCGTAGGTAAAATATTAAAATTAACAAACATTAACGGCAATTTTGTTTCATCATTACCTATTATTGGTACTGTTACTAATGCCAACTATATGTTTTCATCTTATCAAACTAAGGCTAATGTACAAGCACAAATTATTATTGTGCCGAACCCAACAGATGCTAACGCCAATTCATTATATACATATACCACCGTAATTAATGAAACTCCAAATATACAATCCATCATTACTACATCAACAACATTTGCTGGTGATTTAATGACTGAAGTTGGTGTAGATGATTTATTAACTCAAACAGAAAACAAAACAGACTTTAACTAAAGGCTTAAAATGTCCAGAACATTACAATTTAAACGATATTCAAATACAGCACTTTTAAGTGTTACTGGTGCAGTGGGAGAACTTATTGTTGATACCACCAACGACACCGTTACTGTACACGATGGCACAACTGCAGGCGGTACAAGACTTGCCACAGAAGCATTTGCTAGAACCACTCCATTTTCTCAAGCGGCTTTTAATAAAGCTAATTCGGCCAATTCTTTAGCACAAGCGGCATTTAATTATGCTAACACGATTGTTTCAGATTCACAAATTGACAACGTAGCCAGAATTGTGGCTAATAGTACTGCTATTGTTGCTAATATTGTGGCGGCTGGCCTTGTATCAACCAACACAAATACGGCAATTGCTTTAGCTGGAGTTACAGCGGCTAATGCCAACATATTATTCTTAACTGGATTTAGCCAAGGTGCTTACGATAAAGCTAATACTGCTAATGCTAATGCAATTACAGTATCACAGTTAAAATCTATAACAGCAAATGCTGCAACATATGCTGCGTTTCAATCTGCAATTGCAGCATTATAATTATTAGTATCAAACCTATATAACAATATGAACGAATTGAATAAAAACTTATCTGATATATTTGATGTAACACCTATTGAAGAAGTTAAGAAAGAAAAACTTCCAACGGTGTCTGCCAAATATAATAAACCTGATATTGAATCCGATTTAGCGGATGCTTACCAACAATCACGGGAAAATCTTCAAGGTATTATTGACCAAGGCCAGGAAGCCATGCATGAGATTTTGGAGATTGCCAAAGCAGGCCAACACCCTCGAGCATTTGAAGTCTACGGAGGCATACTTAAAAATATGGTAGATGCCAACAAAGAATTGTTATCAATTCAAAAACAAATGCGTGAGATGGACAACACCAAAAAAGAAACTAATAATACCACAATTGACAAAGCCATTTTTGTCGGTTCAACTGCTGACTTAGGCAAGTTACTCAAAGACAATGGGCACAAGTAAAGAGTCGTATCGTGACAACCCCCTACTGAAACGGGTAGGTGTCAAAGTAGAATACACAAAAGAGCAGTTTGATGAGTATGTCAAATGCGCTCAAGATCCTATTTACTTTACCAAGTACATGAATATTATTACACTAGATGAAGGTCTAGTGCCTTTTAATATGTACGATTTTCAGAAAGATATGATTAGTACCTTTCACGATAATCGTTTTAGTATTGTTAAATGTCCTCGTCAGGTTGGTAAAACTACTACTGCTGTTGCCTATTTACTTTGGACAGTTCTGTTTAAAGATTCTCAATCGATTGCTGTTCTTGCCAACCGTGGTGAAACTGCTCGAGCCATTCTTGGTAAACTTCAGTTGGCATATGAGAATCTGCCAATTTGGATGCAACAAGGTGTTGTGGAGTGGAACAAAGGTCGTATTGAATTAGAAAACGGTTCTGTAATTATTGCTTCTTCAACATCAGGTTCAGCAGCTCGTTCTGGTTCGTTTAACATTGTATTCTTAGACGAGTTTGCTTTCGTACCATCCAATATTGCCTACGACTTTATTACCTCAGTTTATCCAGTTATTACTGCTGGTACCAAAACAAAAATTATTATTGTATCTACACCAAATGGTATGAATCTGTTCTACAAACTTTGGACAGATGCAGTCAACAATAAAAACAATTATGTTCCATTTGAAATTCATTGGTCTATGGTACCAGGTCGTGATGAAAACTGGAAAGAAGAAACTATTAAAAATACTTCTGAACATCAGTTCCGTCAGGAGTTTGAAACAGAGTTCTTAGGTTCTTCTAATACTTTAATCTCGGCACAAAAATTACAACAGTTAGTCTACCAAGAAGCAATTGCAGAACACGATAAGGTTAAAATTTATAAACCTCCGGTTAAAGACGATAAACCCCACATTTACGGTATGTTTGTAGATGTTTCAGAAGGTAAAGGATTAGATTCATCAACCTTCTCAATAATTGATATGACAACCATGCCGTATGAACAGGTTGCCACATACAAGAGTTCTTCTATTTCGACCTTGTTATTTCCAACCGTAATTTATAATGCGGCTAGAATGTATAATGATGCTTATGTTTTGGTTGAAATTAACAACACTCCACAGATTGCTGATATTCTCCATCAAGACTTAGAGTATGAAAATCTATTTAAAGTATTTACAGGTAACAAAAAACCACAACAATTATCGGCTGGTTTTGCCAGAGGTATTCAGTTGGGTTTAAAGATGTCTACTCAGGTTAAACGAATTGGTTGTTCTAACCTAAAGACATTAGTTGAAGGTAATAAATTAGTTATTAACGATTTTGATACCATTTCAGAATTGACTACTTTTGTGGCAAGCAAGACTTCTTTTGCAGCCGAGAGTGACGCCAATGATGATATGGTTATGGGACTGGTCACTTTTGCTTGGGCAACCACACAAGTTCTTTTTAGAGAGATTGTTGCTCATGATGTTCGTAAGCAACTTCAACTTGAAAATATGAACCAGTATGACGAAGAAACTCTACCTGCACCGGTTATTGAGAACGGATTAGAAAATGAATTTATATTGGAAGGTGGAGATGTATGGGAAAAAGCGGATTCAGGAGAAACGTATGCTGGTTTTTTTAAAGAAATGAGTAGGTAATCTCTAAATACGGCCTATCATAAATATCATTATAGTATCGTAAGTGCCAATAAATCATATATCAAGGAGATAATAAATGGCAATCCAAATCTCTCCAGGCGTATCCGTATCTGAAGTCGACCAAACCACGGTTGTTCCTTCAATACTAACTACTGCCGGTGCATTCGCTGGAAACTTTGCATGGGGTCCAGCAAACCAAATTGTTACAGTTACCGATGAGGTTGATTTAGTCAATCGTTTTGGTAAACCAAATCCAAGCCCAACCACCAACACAACAACTAGTTTTTTAACAGCCGCTTCTTTTTTAGCTTACGGTAATAATTTAAAAATTGTTCGTGCTATTAATGTTGGAGCTACTAATGCTACTGCAACTGGTTCATATATTCAAATTAGTAATCCTGAAGTATATACCGATTTTGGTTTTAATTCAGACCAAGGAAACGTTTATGGCGCTTTCGCTGCAAGATTCATTGGTACTTATGGTAATTCTTTAGCCGTTTCTGTTGTAGACGCCAATACATATTCAGCTAGTTGGAACGTCAATGGTTATGGTGTTGCTAGTTTCTTTAACGGTGCTCCAGGTACATCTGCACAAGCTGCGGCTTATGGTGCAGCCAATGATGAAATTCACGTTGCTGTTGTTGACATAGGTGGTGCATTTTCTGGCACAAAAGGTACAGTATTAGAAACATACCCATACCTATCAAAAGCTACAAATGTGACCGATTCTTTAGGAAATTCAAATTGGTACAAACAAGTAATTTATAACCAATCCAAATACATTTATGCAATGGATACTCCTGGTTATGCCACGACAAATTCTACTTGGAATAGACCAGCATCTAACAATTTTGTTTTTGCAACATTAGCTACCAGGTCAACTTCAATACTGTCTGGCGGTATTGACCAAGACCCAAGTACTGCAAACACAATTACAGCATTTTCAAAATTTCAAAGTCCAGATGATGTGGATATCTCACTAGTAATTACTGGTGATGCAAGCAATACAGTACAACAATATGTTATCGATAGCATCGTTAATACTCGTAAAGACTGTGTAGCATTTATTTCACCGCCATCTTCAGCTGTGATAAATCAAAGTGGTTCTGAAACAACCAATATTACTACTTGGTATAATGGTTTAAATCGTACAACATCTTATGCTGTTGCTGATACTGGTTGGAAGTATATGTTCAACAAGTACAGTAATACTTACCAGTATGTTCCGCTAAATGCTGATATTGCTGGTTTATGTGTATATACCGATTCAGTTACAGATCCATGGTTCTCACCTGCTGGTTTAAATCGTGGCGCATTAAAGAATGTTGTTCGTTTGGCATGGAATCCAAAACAAACAGATAGAGATACATTGTATTCTTTAGGCATTAATTCTGTTGTTTCTTTACCAGGTCAAGGAACAGTTCTTTACGGAGATAAAACACTACAAGCCAAACCATCAGCGTTTGACCGTATTAATGTACGCAGATTGTTTATTGTACTTGAAAAAGCAATTGCAACTGCCTCTAAGTACTCTTTGTTTGAATTCAATGATGATTTTACCAGAGCAGACTTTGTTGCCATGGTAACTCCGTTCTTACGAGATGTTCAAGGTCGCCGTGGTATTACTGACTTCCGTGTTGTTTGTGACACTACAAATAATACACCGCAAGTTATTGATTCTAATCAGTTTGTTGGTGACATTTACATCAAGCCTGCTCGTTCAATTAATTTCATCCAATTGAATTTCGTTGCTGTAAGAACTGGCGTCAACTTTACAACAATCGTTGGTGCAGCTTAATAAATACTAACGAATAGGAGAAAAGAATGGCATTCAACGTAACAGAATTTAGAGCGAATATGATTGGTGACGGTGCCCGTCCCAATCTATTTCAAGTAACTCTATCCTTCCCAACAGTTGCACAAAACGGTACAGCAGCTGCACAGAAAACAACATTTATGGCCAAATCGGCACAGTTACCTGGTTCTACCGTAGGTACTGTACCTTTGTATTATTTTGGTCGTGAACTCAAGTTTGCTGGCAATCGTACCTTTACTGATTGGACATTACAAATCATTAACGATGAAGATTTCACAATTCGTAACGCACTTGAGTCCTGGATGAACGCAATAAATAGTCATGCAGGCAATGTGCGTAATCCAGGAGCTGGTGGTCCAGCAGGTTATACTGTTGATGCAAAAGTTGACCAATACGGTAAGACTGGTAATATTGTTAAGTCTTACAACTTTGTTGGTTTGTTCCCACTAGATTTGGCACCAATTGATTTAGATTGGGGTTCAAACGATACCATTGAAGAATACTCGGCAACGTTTGCCTATCAATGGTGGGAATCGGCACCATCAACTACTTAATTATTTTACGGAGAGGCTTAGTCCTCTCCATCATGTTTTTTTGAATTGGATTAGAACAATATGGCAGCCTCAAATAAATTTTCTCTTTTTGGTTTTACAATTGCTCGAGCTAAGTCGGAAGACGAAGCTGGAGTCCAACAGTCGTTTTCGCCGCCAACCAATGATGATGGCGCACTTACGATTACATCGGCCGCTTATTATGGAACATATGTTGACCTAGATGGCACCGCTAAAAATGAAGTTGAATTAATCTCACGTTACCGTGAAATGGCAATGCAGCCAGAAATTGAAGCCGCCATTGATGATATTGTTAATGAAGCTATTTGCCAAGACGATGATGGCAAAAATATCAAAATCATTATGGATGAATTGAAGCAACCAGAAAAAATTAAAAATGCCATTCGTGCTGAGTTTAATACTGTTCTTCGTATGTTAAATTACAAGAGCTTGGCACACGATATTTTCCGTAGATACTATGTTGATGGTAGAATGTTCTACCATGTTATTATTGACCGTGAAAAACCAACAGAAGGTATTAAAGAACTCCGTTATATTGATCCACGTAAACTGCGCAAAGTGCGTGAGATTAAAAAAAGAAAAGATGAGCGCACTGGCGTGGAGGTGATGGATCTTGTTAACGAATATTATATCTTCAACGATAAGGTTACTACTGGTTCTTCTAGCAACTTTGGTCCTGTTGGTGTCCGTATTACCACAGATTCCATTATCTCAGTTGTTTCTGGTCTCATGGATTCTCGCCGTGCCGTGGTATTGTCGTATCTACACAAAGCAATCAAGCCATTAAATCAGTTAAGGATGATTGAAGATGCGACTGTCATTTACCGTATTAGTCGTGCCCCTGAGCGCCGTATTTTCTATATTGACGTAGGCAATTTACCTAAGTTGAAGGCAGAACAATATCTGCGTGACATTATGGTAAAATACAAAAACAAACTTGTATACGATGCCAATACAGGTGAAGTCCGTGATGACCGTAAATTCTTGTCCATGATGGAAGATTTCTGGTTGCCACGCCGTGAAGGCGGAAAAGGCACAGAGATTACTACACTACCTGGTGGTCAAAACCTAGGTGAGTTAGAAGATGTTAAGTATTTTGAAAAGAAACTATACAAGGCTTTAAATGTACCAGTTTCCCGTTTAAATCCAGAATTAAATGGTTTTTCACTTGGTCGTAGTGGTGAAATTACCCGTGACGAACTAAAGTTTGCTAAATTTGTTGACCGTATGCGCAACAAGTTTTCTGATTTGTTTGAACAAGCACTCCGTGTTCAATGTGTATTAAAAGGTATTTGTACTGCTGAAGAATGGGCAGAAATGAAGGAGCATATTTACTATGACTTCATTAAAGATAATAACTTCTCTGAACTTAAAGAAGCTGAATTAATGACTAACCGTTTACAGTTGTTGAGTTCTGTTGATCCATATACAGGTCGTTACTTCTCGCAGTCATGGATTCAACGCAATGTTCTTCGTTTATCTGATGATGAGATTGAGATGATGGACAAAGAGATTAACCAAGAGAAGAAAGATGGTTTTGGATTGCCGGTTGCAGTCAGTAATGATATAGCACAACAGATGATGATGTCTGGAGTACCAGAACAACCAACCAATCCGGCTGATGTGCCTATTAAAGATGTAGGCAAAAAAGACCAACAAAAAGCATAGTTGATAAATATATAATTGGTATAAGGAGATACAAAAATGTCAGGATTTTCAACCCGCAATATCGTTGATTACGCAATGGATGCAGACGCAGTAAATTTTAGAAGCGAATTATATGGAGCAATTCACGATAAAGTAACTGCCCATATTGAAGCCGCTAAACAGGTTGTTGCACAAAATTTTATTACTCCTGAAACGGAAGAATCTGCTGAAGAAACAGTAGATTCAGAACAAGCTGAACAAAGCGAAGAATAGGATAAAAAATGGCCATCGCAAATAGCACACAAATACTTATTGATACAAATAAAAGAACCGTTATTAAGCGTGTTGGTATTATTGATTCTGATGAATTAGAAACTGTTATTATTGATCCTAGAACTTTGGCATATGCATTAAATGCCAACAACTTACCATATCAGACAGGCAATACGGTTGCTACAGGATTTGCCAATTCAGCATTTACTATTTCAAGAGTTATCGCTTCTGTTGATGCTGAAGTTGGTCACTTACAGTTAAAATGGCAAGGCGCTCCTGGTGGCGGTGCAACAATTTACGCTTTAGGTGTTGGAAATGTTGATACCAATCCACAGTACCAGTTGCCAGCAATTACGAACAACACAGTTGCACCTACAGGCAATGTGACGCTCAAATCGGTTGGTACAACCACCAATGCAGCTTACACAGTTATTATTGAGTTACATAAAAACGGTCAATTTTATAGTGCTGGTCAGTTCCAGGATCCAGCTGCGTTTAACTATCCTCCGTATGGCGTAACTCCATAAGATGTTAACCTTTAAAGAGTTTTTGTTGTGTGAGGGTATAGTACAAACCCGTAAGGTTGGTAGAAAAAAGATTGTTAGGACTCGTATAAGAAACGGTAAGGTACAAAGAAATAAAACCTTTTCTAATGCGCCAGGTTGGATAATTCGTGGTGGTAAAATGGTTCGTATGTCGGCCCAGGAAGTTAGAAATAGACAATTAGGTAGTAGGACAGCAAAGTATAAAAGAGCAGCAAAATTAAAACAAACAATTAGAAAAAGAAAAGTATCTTTAAAAAGAAGAGGATCATTAGGATTATGAAACTAATCAAAGAGGTAAATGAGACCATCAGTTATGAGTACATTGAAGAAGCCGCTGGTAGTGGCAAAAAATCTTTATTCATTGAAGGTCCATTCTTAGTTTCCGAAAGAAAAAATAAGAACGGCCGCTTGTATGAATACAATACGATGAAAAAAGAAGTTCATCGTTATACAGAAGAATACATTAATAAGAACCGTGCATTTGGTGAATTAGGTCATCCTGACTCTCCAACCATTAATTTGGACCGAGTGGCGATTCTTATCAAAGGTTTGAGAGAAGATGGCAACCAATGGATCGGTAAAGCCAAAGTTCTCGATACACCAATGGGAACCATTGCCCGTCAATTAATTGAGGGTGGTGCTCAGTTAGGTGTATCATCTAGAGGTATGGGTTCATTGAAAAACGTTAACGGGGTTAATGTTGTTCAGAACGATTTTTATCTAGCCACAGCGGCTGATATTGTAGCAGACCCTTCTGCACCTGGTGCTTTTGTACAAGGTATCATGGAAGGTAAAGAGTGGATGTTGGTCAATGGTGTATGGACAGAGCAGGATCAATCTCAAGCGATACAACAAGTTCGCCAGGCCTCAAAGGCCGATATTGAGCGTGTAAGTCTACACATTTTTGAAAACTTCATGAAAAAACTTTAAATATAAATATATCCAATAAATCAAGGAGATTTTCAAAATGGGAAAATTAACAGACGCCGCTACCAACATTTTACTTGGTGAAGGTTCCAAAGAAACGTTTGATTCAAACATTTCATCTAAATCAGGTGGCCAAGATAAGCCACAAAAGTTGCCAACATCCGTGGTCGCTGGCCAACAAGATGTTGGTGCAATTGGTGCTGTAACAGGAAAAGAAATGGATGCAAATCCAGATTATACAAAAGGTGTTCCATCAGCAACTCCTCCAGGTGCAACACCACCTGTAGGCGCACAGAAAGACGGTGTTGGTATCTCTAAATCTACTGGTCCACAAGACAATATGGGTCGTAATGATTTGGATGCAGAACATTGCGAGCCTACAAGTTACGAAGCTATTCGTGACCGTATTGCTGGTAAATTGGCACCACAAATGATGCAAGCCAATCCAGGCGCCACATTCCAATCATACCACGAAGATATCGATGCCTTGATGCAAGGTGAAGAACTCTCTGAAGAATTCAAAAACAAAGCTGCCACAACTTTTGAAGCTGCTGTTGTTGCTCGAGCCACTCCAACCGTTGAAGAAATTCAAGCTGAGTTGATGGAGCAATTTGAAGTTGCTTTAGAAGAAGTTAAAGAAGAAATGG